GGGTATTACACGTATTATTATGCGTGGTTTAAAAGACTTGGAAGAAGAGTTAAGACCATTTCATTGCTCTGATTTAAAGCGAGAATCCCTTTTTGTAAAAAATCCAGATGGTGAATGGGAAAAAGAGACAGATGAAAAACCATTAATGCTCAGATTTGTAAAAGCTGTAGCAAGAAAGAACTTTAATAATGTAAATGAATGGCGTAAATTACATCCAAATTGTAGATTTCATGATTCAAAATCAAACGACATGTTTAATCAAATAATGCTTAATTCTACTTCAGGTAGAACAGAAGAAGAACAAATGGCTAGTTATAAAAAGATAATAAAAAATATAGTAAAAGAATCAGTAATAGATAAAAGCAAAAAAAATAAATAATTAATAATAAATAATAAATAATAATTTATTAATAAGAATATAAACATATATAATTATAATTAATTACAACTTATTATTAGTCATGGATAATAAAGAATATTATAAATTAATAGCTTTAAGAGAGTTAAATAAAACTTATATAAAAAATCATAAAAAAGAATTATGTAAATTATTTACAAATGATATTGACAAAAAAGAGTGTATAAAGGCCTTTAACAAAAGTTTTGTTAGTTCTTTTGTAAATAGAGCTATTGAATTAAATAGTTAATTTAAAAAGTTATAAATATAATATTATAATTATAACTTTATATTTTTTAATTTAGTAAAAGTGAGTTAAATTTAGCTATAAAAAAAATAATTATAGTTTAATAAAATGGATGATTTTAATGTATCTAGTTTACACGAATCTAAAAATGAATGGGGAGCAAGATTGCTTACTATTTTAACACCTCTCATTATTGAAGGACTTAAATCCATTTTTGAAGAGGCATTTAAGCTTTGTAAAGATAACAATGAAACAGATAAATATTTAATGACATTTCAAAACTTTTTATCTCGTATTCCCAAATGGAATAGTGCTGTTATTGAACAAGAAAAAAAACGCATTGTTGATAAAAGTGCTTGTTCTTATTTAGAAGATTTAGTTACTTGTGTTCATATTATTCAGCTTAAACTTTTAACTGCTATGCGTGTAGGTCATAAACAAAAAAAGATTGATATTAATATTCCTAAGTTAGATGATTTTATTCATAAAGCATATATTAGTGTAGCAAGAAAGGTTTATAAAAATGTATATTTATTTGAATTAGGTATTCCTCCACTACAAGTTCAAAAACATAATCGTGAATTAGAAGTAATTGTTCAAGAATGTATTTTAAATACTGTTAGAGAAAATATTCCAATTGAATCAATTCTTAAAGCATATATGGATGAAACAGTTGAAGAAGATATTGTAGAAGAAATTAAAGAACAAATTGTTGAAGAACCTGGTAAACAACCTTCTGGTGAAAGTCAAATTGTATCTGAATCTAGCAATAATGCTTCTGCTACTATTACTGCTAGTAATGAAAATATAACATCAACGAATAACAATACAGGTATTAAATTTAATGATATAGATATGGTAAGAGATTTTAAAGGAAGAGAAGAAATGGTAGAAGCTCCAAAAACTATTGAAAGATTAGAAGAAATAAGTAATTTAAGAAATATACAACGTAAATTAGAGGAACAAGAAGATGATGATGAAGACAATGTTAAATTAAATATTATGGACCAAGATGTTCCACTAACAAATTTAGATGTTCATGATATTAATCCACCAGATATTAATTTAAATATTGATGATCTACTAACAGATATTGAAATATTAACATAATATTTAGGAATATAATTATGCGTTTAATTGTATAGTAATATTGTAAAAATATATTGTAATGGACAATATATTTTTAATTGCTGGCATTATTGCTTTTATATATTTATTATTTAAATTTTTAGAAATGCGTATTGTTGATAAAGAAAGTAAACCATTAAAAATACTAGTTAGAGATGCTTTGTTAGTTTATGTTAGTGTAGTTGCTGGTCATTTTATTATTCAACAAATTGATCCAATTATTAATGAAACTGTAAAACCAGCTTCTATACCTGGTGCTTTTACTAGTGACCCAGATTTTTAAAGGACATTTATGTCCGACTGTTTAAAGGACATTTAATTAAAAAACAATTTATATAAATTAAAAATTAACTTATATAAATTAAATAAAGCTAGGTAGCTCATCAATATTAATTACTAATGCATCTTTTGGCAACTTCTTTTTATCAATTATATAGTTAGTAAATTCTGGTCTATCTAATTGTGCTTGTGGTGTATGATTATGAACACATCTTGCTATCATTTTATATAATTTAAAATCAGGATATCTTTCTTCGCCAGTATTTTTATAAAGAACATTAATACCATTATCATCTATACACCATTCTGTTATTAATCTAACAATAGGTTCGCATTTACTTAAATCTTTAACATCACTAACATCATCAACTACAAAATCAAATATAGAACATGCTAAACGACATAAATCAAAACTTGGATTTGGTTCTAAACGTGGTTTTTTATCATTAAAATATGGTTCAATATTATATTGTCCTGCGGCGTCTCCTCCTGGTTGAAAACTATCACTACAAAATGTTTTACCATCATACTTATATATAGCGCGCCCAAAATCAATAATTTTAAATAATCTTCCAAAAGTAGGAACTTTATAATACTTTTTTTTATATAAATAATAAATATGTTTTAACCCAGTTTCGTTATACATAATATTGTTAGTATGTAAATCATTATGAGTAAATGAAAAACATTTTTGATAAGTTATTAATGTCATTATTACTTGCATTAAAGCTGAAAACCATTCATCATTTGTTAGTTCATTCTCTAAAATTAAATTGTCTAATGTATTTTTACAATTTTCTAAACAAATTACTTGAACTGGAAACTGTTTAAATGTTGCTTTAATAACTTCATCTTCCATACTACTTATTGTATCTTCTGTTTCCCAATCTGAAATAGTATTATTTTCATTATCATTTTCTTTATCATTATCGCTATTACTGACATTTTCTTTATCACTTATATTTTCTTCATCATTATCATCACTTACATTTTCTTCATTATTATCATTATTTTCTCCTTCTGTATGAGATGTTCTTGAAGAACATGAAGAACCACTTTTTAAACTTTTAGTAACATTACTATTTGATTTAGATTTGTTAGATAAAATATTATCATTGGAATTAGTGATATCAATTAAATCTAATGACATGTCTTTAACATCATTTAAATTAATAAATATGTCTTCAAATATATTATTATCAATTGATTTAACTGATAAATTAGATTTGTTAGAATTATTATGAATTACTATTGGTTTTTTAACATTAGAAACACTATCATCGTCACCATATGGAAATAAATGTGAATAATCTGGCACTTCAAATAAAACATTTTTATTTTTAACAAAAAACTCTGAATGAATTAAATAATCTAAATCATCTGCTATATTAACTTTATAATTATTTTTAATTCCTAAAAAAGAACCATAGAAATCTAATCCATTAATAAATTTGTATTTATTTAGTAACATACTTGATAAATATGAAAAAAAACTATCAATATAAGCAGTATTATTAGGATCTAATATTTTGCTATGGACTTTATTATTATTTTCCAATGAAGGTAAATTAAATAAATCAGGATCAGTATGGTTATATTTTCCAACAAAATATTTAAATGGATCTAACAAAGGGGCATATTTAACAAACATCTCTTGTGAAATAACTATTTTGTCATCATCTTTATTTGTAATTTCGCATAAATATCTATTATCTTCATTACCTATATAATCAGTATGACTATTAATATTTGAAATATACCAATTATGATTTAAATTAATAGAGTTAAAGTTATTACTATTTAGTGAAAAAAAATTATTGTAAATTGGTATGTAATTTTGACAATTAGTTAAGTTAAAATACTTATTACTTTTAAATTTACTAAATAAATTAGTATTTTTGCGCTTTTGATAGTTTACAAGAGGTGTTGTTGTCATTAGCAAAATAATATATAAATAATATTAATTTTTAACTAATATTATTTATTTAAGTATTTATTTTGCCTAAATAACTAACAAATAAGAATTTGTTAGATTTGCGTTATATTTTTGTTTAATTTAGTATTTTGTTAGTTTATAAATGAGTTTAAATTTAAAAAAGTTTGATATGAAAAGTATTAGTTTTAAGTCAAATGAATCTAAAGATTCTGTTGTTACTTTAATTGGTCGTCGAGATACTGGTATATCTTGGTTAGTTCGTGCTTTAGTATATTATAATGAAAATAATACAAATAAAAATATAGATAATGATAAAGTTGAAATATCTAACAAATAAGAATTTGTTATATTTGCGTTATATTTTTGTTTAATTTAGTATTTTGTTAGTTTATATTATAAATTACTAAATGAATTTAGAATTAAAAAGGTTTGATATGAAAAGTATTAGTTTTAAACCAAATGAATCCAAAGGTCCAGTTGTTGTATTAATTGGTCGTCGTGATACTGGTAAATCTTTCTTAGTTCGTGATTTACTATTTTATCATCAAGATATACCAATTGGAACTGTTATTTCTGGAACAGAAGAAGGTAACGGTTTTTATGGTAAATTAGTTCCAAAATTATTTATTCATAATGAATACAATACAGCTATTATTGAAAATGTGCTTAAACGTCAGCGTAATGTTTTAAAACAAATTAAGGCAGAAATGGAAAAATATAAGCGTTGCACTATTGACCCTCGCACTTTTGTTATTTTAGATGACTGCCTTTATGATGCCACTTGGTCTCGTGATAAGTTAATGCGTTTACTTTTTATGAACGGAAGACATTGGAAAGTGATGTTAGTCATCACAATGCAATATCCTCTTGGTGTTCCACCAACGCTAAGAACTAACATTGATTATGTATTCATTTTAAGAGAACCATATATTGCCAATAGAAAGCGTATTTATGAAAATTATGCTGGTATGTTTCCAACACTAGAAAGCTTTTGTCAGGTTATGGACCAATGCACAGAAAACTATGAATGTCTAGTAATTAATAACAATGCTAAGTCAAACAAACTACAAGACCAAGTATTTTGGTATAAAGCGGATCCACATAATGACTTCCGTCTTGGTTCTAAGGAGTTCTGGGAATTATCTAGTAAGGTAGGTTCAGATGATGAAGAAGAACAATATGACCCAAATAATGTAAAGAAACGTGGACAAGGACCAAAGATAGCAGTTAAAAAGACCAAATGGTAAATGTATTAAGAATTTTGCTTTGCCAAATTGTAAAGCGGTTTTAATATGGTGTCATTAATACTAACATCATATCAATAAAAAATTAAATTTAAAATTAAAATTAATATAAATACTACAACTTATATTAATTATATTAATGTCTAATAAATACTACGTAAGACATATTCGAATTGTAGATTTTGAAACAGGTTATAGTGGATATATAAGAAAACCAATAAAATCATATGTATATGTTCATAACCCAGATAATATGTATAATTACGAATTAAATAAACAATATATAACAACAGAAAATAATTATACGCCAATTAAACGTGAAGATGCTATTGGCGATATGGAAATATATAAATATGTTGAACATTATAATGAAGTATATCCAATAAAAGTATCGTTAAATGAGTTAATAAAATTAACTAAAAAAATTAATATATTATATCATGAGACAGAAAAATTGGATAATACATTATATGGAGATAAATATGATAAAACAGAACCAGACGCGTATAAAGGAGATGTAATACGACCAAATAATAAATATGAATACTTTGAAGAACGCAGAACTAGATGGCCATATTCATCAACAAGAAAACATAATATAGTAATAGGATTATATACTTATGATGAATTAGAAAACAAATATAATTTTGTAAAAAATAGTATGTATAATAAATTAAATAATATGTATTATGTATGTGAATTATAATAAATACTTATTCAAAGCTACTAATTATCTCAATATTAAACTCTTTAATTGGCAACAAATCAAATATAATATTTAAGTCAATAACTGCGTTAACTTCTGATTTTAACTCAGTTAACAATTTGTAAGTATCTTTAAAAATTCCAACAGCATCAAGTTTTTTAATTAAAGCGGACTTCTCAGAATTTGTTAGATTTTGTTTATAAAATAAATCAAAAAATTCTTGTTTTTCTTTATCATCTAACAAAGAATTATTATATTTAATAATTAAATAACTATATTTTTTCTCATCAAAGTCTTCACAATAGCCTTTTTTAGCCCAAAAATCAGGGTCTGTTAGATTTATATAATCATCTCGTATTTGAAAAAATTGGCTGAATTTTGTTAGCAAATTATAAAACTTATCATATTCTGTTTTACTAACATTATTTGTTAGATTATAATATAAATCAAGTGAACCAGTAAACCCCAAACCAGTTTTAGCATTAATCATATAATAATATTCTTCTTCACTTGGTATAATTTTTTTATTAGCCCAATAAATATCTAATGCCTGACCTAAATGTGCTAAATAACAATTTTTTAAAGCAATTTGTAAACACTTATAACTAACAAGTTGTTTAATTATGTCGTCAGATAGGTCTTTATATTCTTTATTGTTAGATTTATGTTGTTTAGCATCTATTAAATTATAATATTTATTAGGATTAGTTGATAATTTATTAAAAATAGATAAATAAGCAGATGATAAACTAACAGGCACACCATACACAATATGTGCGCAATCCATTTCTCGTCGTTTTAAAGAACTATCTTGTATATCATCTATAATTAAACTAGCATTATGAAGTTCATTAGCTGAATTACAAGCTTCATCAATTATGTTAGAATTAATATTAAAATAATTGCCAATAAAAGTAGCCATATGATTACGCATATTTTTACCTTTCATAGATTTATAATATTCTATTGGTTCATATAAGTATTTATAATTAGTATTTGAATTTATTGTATTATTGTTTTTATTATCATTTCTACTTTCGTCTCTATTATCATTTCCACTTTCATCTCTATTATCATTTGAAAAAGTATTTTGTAATAATGTATTATATGATTTTA